GGCCCAAGAAGATTGTGAACGGAGCAACGATGGCGACATGGCAGAGACTTTCCGTCGCATCCTCTCGGCTGCACAGAAGATTGATCCAACGGAAAAAGCCGGTTACGTCATTAATGACAAAGATGGCATCCGCTATTGCGAGATTGATTACAACAAAACATCGGAGAAATGAAAGAAGCTGGGGTCCGTGGTGTTAAATCAAGATCAGAAGATGCTGAGTTGATTACTAACTCAGATCTGATCGTTGCTGCCAACGAAGTGATGGGTGGCATCGAACTCGATGTTGCCAGCAGCAAGGTTGCCAATGAATACGTCCAGGCCCCTGCTTTCTTTACACCATCGGACGATGGGTTGAACGGACAGCAGTGGTACGGGAATGTTTATTTGTTCCCACCAGCGGGAGCATACTTCTGGGACATTAAGAACGAACGATGGAAGATGACACGGGCATCCTCTCCATCACTTACGTCCTCTCACGCCGTCTGGTTCAGAAAGCTGTATCGGTCTTGGCTTGCGAAGGAAATCAAGCAAGCCATTTACTTTACCAATTGTCCGGACATGATACGGTATGAGCCCAAGATTTTTAGTTTTCCTTTATGCATCCTGAGGGTTGCTCCTAGCCTGTTGCGTCATAACAGTCAAGGAATTAAGCCGCATCGGACGTGCACTTCTCTAGTTGTCTATCTTCCGCCCACAGATTCATCTGATGTGGCAGTCGAACGTTTCATTGATGTTTATTCGGAACGCGGGCATATTCTCTCGTGATTTCTGTATACTAAAAATCGAATGACAGGGTCCATGAGCGTTCTGGCCGATTGGGAAATCAAGCAGCTTGCAGAAGAAGAAGAAATGATTGCTCCCTTTGTTGACCATCTGGTCAGCAAGGAAGATGGTCGCAAGCTTCTCAGTTATGGCTTGAGCTCTTATGGATATGACATCCGTCTTTCCCCTGAGCAGTGTCTCATCTTTGGTCGCATTTCAGAAGGTGATTGCGATCCAAAGAACTTTGATCCTGAGATCCTGAAACCTTCCGAGCTTTTGGAAGATGAGCGCGGTCAATACTTCCTGTTGCCTCCATACGGATACTGTCTTGGTGTGGCCCAGGAGCGTCTCAAGCTTCCCCGTGATGTGACCGTCGTTGCTGTCGGTAAATCCACCTATGCACGCTCTGGCATCCTGGTGAACATCACCCCCGCTGAAAGTGGGTGGGAAGGTTACCTAACACTTGAAATCAGTAACTGCACTGGCCTCTTCAATCGCATTTATGCTAACGAAGGCATCACACAGTTGCTTTTCTATCGGGGCAACCCCTGTCATGTAACTTACCAAGATCGCAAGGGTAAGTATCAAGACCAACCAGATCGTGTCGTTTTTTCTCAAGTCTGATCAAGAGAACGCATCGAGCCAGTTGTAAGCCCGACCAGACCTTGGCTTGGGCTTATCTGCGTACCCAACAGCGCCGGATCGTCCACCCGAATCACCGGTCGTTGGTAGCGCCACACCTTGAATCGAAGCCGGAACCCTGGGGGTTCTGCCACGAATCATTGGCTCATCAATACCAGCACGCAGCTTGTACGCACCAGCGGACTTTGCTGCCCGCATAAATTTGGCAACACGTCCTTGATTATCGTTTAACGACTCTGCTTGGAAGCGTTCATCTTGCGGCAAGCGACGCAAATCAGTGTCATACGCTTGCTCTGGCCGTAGGTCTGAAACTTCTGCGCCTGATGTACCAGCATCGGAAGTGGGGTCGTATCCAATCTCAACTGGACGACGTTCCTCTCCTTCTCGTGGGTTATAGAATCTTGCCATAGTATCATTGTAAAAGGAGTGAATCAAAAGCTTAAATACAATGCATAACGCGGCCGCCTTCCTCGATGCGTTTGTACAAGACGAGGTTATGTGTCGTTGTCTTGATGAAGGTGACTTCGGTCAACCTCTCGATAACGAAGAAAATGATGTACCCTTGTATGACATGTACAACAGAGGTTTAGTTGCATGCGAACAAGGTCTGGAAAGGAATCCGTTATTCTTGGAGGGGATGAAGCGTCCCGGAGTAACGGGATTGATTCCCTCAATGGAGGAGGGACTAGCAATGGGAGCATCACCGAAGCCCCGCTCTTTAGTTTTGGAACTGGAAGAGCCGGACGAGAAGGAGAAGATGCTGTCAGCGAAAAGACTTGGTTTGCGCCGGTAAGTACTGAAGCTCCTGACGTACTTTCATTCGGTGAATGTAAGGATGGTGTGTGCCCAGTGCCCTGGGCCACCAAACCTTTAGAGAATCCTGTCTTTACGTTTGATGGTCCTCCTGTGATCCAGGAAGATGAGGTCAATCATCCGTCGCACTATACCGATGGTGTGATTGAGTGTATTGAAGCCATTGAAGCTCAGTTGACTCCAGAGGAGTACCGTGGTTACCTGAAAGGCAATTGCGTCAAATATCTTTGGCGTGAACGCATCAAAGGCGGAACAACTTCACTAAAAAAGGCCCAGTGGTATCTGGACCGTTTAGTGCAGATTGACGAAATTCAGAACGGCTGAAGATCGTCGTCTTCCTCGTCCTCGTCGTCGCTGTACACACAAGCGGCGGCGAGTTCTGCCAGCTCTAGATCCGTGGGCCAGTCCACATCAATATCAATGTTCTCACCAGCCATGATGTCCTTGATGGCATGCCATTCCATCAGGCGTTGGTGATAGAGATTCAAAAGAGCGGCATACAGCTCATCCCATGTCATCTCTTGGGCCTGGAGCTCGGCCTTGCGCATTGCAAATTGCAGCTCCAAAGGTAGTTCAAACTCCCGTGGTTCTACCGAACGCTCCATGCCACTCTGCATTAATTCCTAGCAATTATTCTAATGCTAGCTATTAAACAGCAGATCGAGCTCCTCTGACGCAAAGGTGCACCATGGATCCTCGTCAATATCAAAGTCGTTGGCAAACTTAGACAGGACGTAAGGGTTGATGTGTTCTTCCAAGGACCTGATTGCCCTCACCTGGTGGGGAGCAGCGGTGTAATTACGGAAGGCAGCAAGCAAGATCTCTGTGGAGGACCAGGGATTGGCGTCTACTTCAGCAAGGAACAAAGCAATTTCCTCCCGGCGGCGATCAACAAGGGTGCCGACGACGGAATGGTTTTGATCAAAGATCCACTGCCCCATCTCCTTGGTGGCTTCACAGAAATCTTCCCGTTCAATGCAATCGATTACATTACTGTACAGGAATGGCTCCCATCCGATGGAGTGGATGAAGGAGATAAGGGCCTGACGCATGCTGTCATCAAGTCCCAGGTTCAGCTTGATCAGCTGGGTGTCAATGACAGAAGCTTCGTGGAATAAATACTCCAGTGCTTTTTCTTTACTGCAGCATTGACCACGTTTAACAGGAGAACCATCGGGGTAGAACTGAGTTCCAAACCCGATGGTATAGGGCTCTTCTCCTGTGACCGGATCTGAGTACGCCTTCTCGTTAAACCCTTCGTGTTTACGAATTAGATTAATCGCACGCGAAAGATCCGACATGGAGGTAACTATTATTACCTCCAATCATACACAAATTATTTACCCTGACCGCGACGTAGTTTACGGCCATGACTAGGCAAAGAATTACGCCCCTGGCCTTGTCTCGTGCGCTTCGGTTTGGACTCAAGACGGATTGTGGTTGACTTGGGTTTTGCCATGCTGGTAAGGAATCAGCTCACGCAGCTTAGCGAGAAAATCACCATTTGACCTTATGTGACCAATATCTTGCTGACATCTTGTCAGGGTTGGGATCTTGAGCGTTATGTCGCGCATAGTACGAACGCTTACGGGCCTTATCCTTTTCCGTCTTTGGGTGTTTACCAGCGCCTTCTACTCCTTGCTGACCAAAGCGGATGATCTTCTCTTCTCCGCCCTCACAAGCCTTCACCACATGACTCTTGGTGGGATGACCAGGGGTCTTCTGTGGCTTGTTGCAAGCCATCTTATCTTTGGCAATCTTGGCTGCGCCTGCAGCCTTACGGTGTTTATCAGACATCAAGTAAACCCTTTAAAGAGGGAAGTAAACTCACCAAGAATCCGTTCACCGGACTTGGATTTGTAATCTTCTTTTTCTTCGTCATCTAACAGTTTAAAATAACTGGATGTTGCTTTCTCTTTCTCAGTTCCTGTTTCTGTGGAACCAAAGAGGCTGCTGACGGAACCAAGGGCAGTAAATGGATCGCTACTGGTTAGACCTGCGTAAGCACCGCCAAGCTGCAGACCTTTATCGGAAGCGCCCTGTTCCATCAACTGCATTTCTTCTTTACTGACATCGGTCATGAACTTGCCGTAAAAATCATCTTCGCTTCCTTGATACCCAGCATTTTTAAAAACCTTGTAAAGACTGGTGGCATACGGTGACGTTGTAGTTTTTGCGTCTTCAGGACGCTGAATGTACTCGACGCCAATCTTTTTCTGAGTTGGTGTAACTCCTTTTTCGTTAAGGTATTTAATAGCTTCACGTACGTTAACTGCATTGTTGGTTCTAAATTGATCTGCGATATATTGTTTGACATCATCAACACCCATGCCCTTGCCTGCAATACCAAGGGTTCCTAGCATTTTGTCCCATTCTTCTTTGTTAGTTTCAGGGCTAACACCTTCAATAACACTGTCGGCAAATTCTTCTGGAGTAACAAACTTCAAGAAGTTAACATCAGCAAGATCAATGTCTTTTGATGCGATTTCGGGAAGAATTTTTGTGTTGATATAATCAGTTGCATCTTTGAGGGTAATCACATCGCGAGCAGGATCAAACCCTTTGCCTGCACCAACGACTTGGTAATGGAGTTTGGCAAATTGATTTTTATCGTTCAGATCTAAACCGTAATGGTATGCCCACTGGTTCCAAGTCCAATCAGTACCTGGTACTTTGGATTCTCCATTCCGTCTTGCTGTTTCCCAGTCACTGTTGATCTGATTTGACTGTTCTTGATACTTAGCAACTTTTGGGTCATCCGGCGTAAAGTTACCGGTTGGATTCATGTAAAAATCTGCATTAAAGTTAAGAGGTGCAGTGTTATATACACCATCCAAATAAGCCTCTGCTCGTAGCGCTGCAATATCTTTTAACTTAACCAAAGCACTTTGAACATCAAAGATATTCTTGTCTTGCTGCTGAAGCTCAATCGTACTAATAAACTCGCTCATTGACTTGGAGTTATCAAAGCGCGGCTTCAGGTATTCATCAATGTACCGCTTAGCAAAATCACCAGTTAATGTATAGGTTTTTGTTGGATCAACTGGATCTGGTACTGTAATTCCTTTTTGGTAGTTACCAGCAAGCTGCTCATCAAACCACTTTTGCCAGTTGTAGGTGACACCATTAAAAGTCGGAATGCCCGTAGCTTTTGACAAGCTTTCTTCTAGGCTCTCTCTTGCTTTCTCAGGATTGGTAACGAAGCCAAGGATGCCACCAATGCCGCTATCACCAAGCAATGAGTTGGTAATGGTTTCATTGATGGTCATCACCTCATTAAACCCTTCGAGTCCTTTATAAAACTCAAAGTCTCTTTCTCGTGCTTTCGCTTTTACTAATTCATCTGCTGCTTTTTTGAGCGAATCATTTGTTAACGAACCAAACTGCTGCTGTACCTGCTTCTCTTTTGCAGAAAGTTCTGTGCCAACACTCTTGCTTAAAATTGTTTCCCCTTCTATCCCAAGAACTTTGTCCCGATACTGCTGGTATTCAGCATCGGTCATTGCTTCTTCGTAATACTCAGGCAACTCAGCAAGAGACGCTTCGTTACCTCGGTACCCAGCAGCCTTGCCTTGTGTGGTGTAGTGCCAGTGGAGATAGCTATCAAAGTTGTAGCGTCCTACAACATCAAGATCAGGTATTCTTTCTCCACCAACATTGACAGCTTCCTGAGCAGCATCCCACTGAGCTTCTGCTTGTGATCCTCCAGGGGTATTGTTCCTGTAATAACCTGCATCAAAGCCACCCGTTGGAGGTTGAGCTGCTTTACTGGAATCCCAGGGCGTAATTCGTCTCTGGTAAGACGCGGCTAACGTATCAATGCCGTTGCTATCAACTAAATCTCTTAATCCAACATCACCTAGGCGATTGCCTAGGCTTTCCATCACACTTTTATATGTGCCTTCTTTTGCATTATTGATTGTATTAACAACGTCGTCATATCTTCTTCTAGCCGCTGCACCTATGGATCCTGGGTTGGCTACATAAACTTTTCCTTGAGAATCAAGACCAAACTTTGCACCACTAAGGATACGATCTTCATTGACGCCATATGTTTGCCAGTGTGCTTGGCCCCAGCCCTCAGGGCCTCTAACCCTGGTTGGAACCATATCACCCCTAGCGCGTCCCGTTCTATTCCAATACTGTTGTCCAAAAGTTGATTTATCTGGTTGACCAGCATTTCTCCAGGCTTTATTTACATCTCCATTGTTATCAACATAACGATCCCAAAAAACAGTTCCAATACCAGGATCTCTTACCAACGTGTGGTAAAACATCTCACGGCCTTCGTTGCGACCAAAATTATCGTAATGCCAAGCACCGTAAGAACCCTTGGTTGGATATTGTTCTAAAAATTTCTTCTTATTTTTATTTGATTCCCATTCCGCTGCCAAGTCTGGATTGTTATCTACATACAAACCATTGGCACGCTCTGCGCTATTCAAAGCATTTTTAATATCTCCGTAGGTATTAACGTAATCAGCAAATACGCCCATTAGCACTCACCAAAAATAAAGACTGATTCTTGTTGGACCCAGGCTTCAATCTTACCAAGGTTTTCAGTAGAAAAGAAATCTTGCTTCTGAAACCAACTCCTCATTTCCTCTGATCCTTTATGGGCGTTACAACGCCGACAGCAAGGAACAAGGTTGTGTCGATTAGAAGAACCCGACTTGAAACGTGGAACGATGTGATCCAGGCTTGTTGCTTTGTCTCCGCAATAACCGCATTTGTGATTCCATGCTTCGTATATACTTTCTCTGAATTTCTTTTTCGCAAGTTTTGGTGTTAATTCAACTAGCAAGGCGAGGGGCTCGTGCTCGTTGCAAAACATGCTATTTAATTGCCGTTAATTTATTCTAATTTCCCTACACAATTTCCCAGGTAAGACAAAGAGATAAAACTTTCCTTAAGGCTGTTGACACCCTCTTGACATCGGATACTGTACTAAGGCAAGCGTTTCTCTACGCCATGACCACCGCTAACGGATGGGTATCCGTTCAAAAAGCAGAAGAGCTCCTGGGGCTTGACCGCAAGACGCTCTTCAAGTACCGCGATGATGGCACCCTGAAGCTGGGTCCGCACTTCGCTGCTTTCCCTGGTTGTATGTCCCGCGATAACTATCGTTGGAATGTGCCAGCAGTCAGGAAGCACCTGCAAAAGCAAGGGACAATGGCTGCCGTTGCTTGAGTTGGCGGTAATGGTTTTTGCGGAGTCTGTGGGCAAGGATTAAATCCGTTATGTTCAACTGAACATCCTGGAACGCCATTGCCTCATAGATAGATGACGAGAGGGTGCTCCAGCAGTCCTGCAGATCGCGGGGCTGCTTTTCTTTGAGACCAAATAACAAAACCCACTGGGGATGCAGTGGGCGAATGTTACGTTTCTTGGAGGGGATGTGGATCGTATTATCTGCGCCCCACTCAAAACCAGACAACTCATCAGGATTCAAGCCATAGGTGGCGACCATGCCGTAAAGCCACGCCACATCCTTGGTTTTGCGATGGGAAGCCAGCTGGAAGTACTCATCCACAATCCGCTGGTCAACAGGCGGTGATTGAGACATAGCTGAGATGAACTGGATAACCTGACCCTAAACAGAGGGGTATCCAGGTCGCAAGGGGTAAAGGTTTTCTTAATCTGCTTTTGCAGATTACCATAAGTTTACTTTATGTTTACTCTGGCCCAATGCCGCTAGCAAAGGCAGCCCAAGCCAGGCCAATGGCTTCCATGGTGGAAGTCTCGCCCGACTCATAGGGCAGATGTACTACATCTCCAGCGTGGTACACCGTTGGGATACCGCTGTAAGAGATTTCACTATCCCCATAGATACGGCTATCAATTTGCTCCTGAGAATAAATAAAGTTTGTAGCAACAACGTCACCAAAATTTGCCATGGCTACACAGCGGGTCGTTGACCGGAAGCCGGAATGTACTTGCCCCCGTTCTTATCGATCATGGTAAACCCAGCCATCTTCACAAAGGTTGATGGAATGTTGAACAGTTTTTGCATCATCGGCATCATCATGGGCGCCTGACAGTTGTAAGGCGGTACGTCCATGGTGGATAACGAACGCCTCTGAAGATTGGCAGCCCTTGCTTCAATCTGATCGCTTTCAGTTTCTGCCACCAGTTTTTGCTCCCATGCCGCCATGCTTTCAATGCCGACTGGAAAATCGGAAGGTTCCGGCGGAAACACGCCCTCCTCATATTTCATGGCGTAGATGTGTTTGCAGTAACGCATCTCATCTAGCAGTGGGGTCCATGTATCCGTCAGTGATGTGATGACATTCCCTGCAGCGGAGTAGTCCTCGTAACTAGGCATACCCTCTGCCCTGGAGCCTGGCAATGAGGGATCTGATGTATCTCGGATATACATCGCACCAAAATCCCTGAAAACACCGGGATTGTCTCTGGCTGCACCAGGTTTGGTTGAGACAGTTGGTGTAACAGTCGGTGGAACGTTATATTGCGGCGCCGGAGAAATAATTCGCATGTCACGGTTTTCCGTGGCACTGGTCATCGCATTGTTATCAACAACTCCTTTCAATGTCATAACTTCGTAGCGACCCGGCTTAAGGGAAGCCACATTTGTACGAGGGAACATGGTTTTTAACGAGTCGGAAACTTTGTTCAACGAACTCATGAAACCGTAATCTCTACGGTTGAAGTCCTGACAAGAACAGCAATACCGTGTTCCCGTCATGAAGAAACGACCGACGTTTGGCGGCCTAGTCGCAGGTGTTACCAGTGCACGGTCAGGTGTTGCTTCAACAGAACCGGCTTTACGGATCTTGAGAATGCCATTAAATGGATCCGTATCTGCTAAAACAGCAGACACATATCCGTATCGTTTTTGTGTTGTCGGATCAATCGTATCCCTAGTAATCGGAGTTCCACCAGGAGTAATAATGCGATCCTCCAAGATCTCACCGTTGATTGCTTTTAATCCACCTGGCACACCAGGAATCGCTACGTAAAGCGGAGGCGGAAGTGGGTTACTAACACTCCAAGTTCCTGTCAGCTTGACGTACCAGAAATTAGCGTCCTCAGTGACAGAAGAAATAGAAGCACGCACCCCAGTGCTATCAAGAACATTATCAAACCGTAGGCTGCCAGCCACGCGTACGCCAGCCCAGTGCATGCCGAATTCTTTATTCTTTGTCGGGAATCCTTTGAAAACACCTGGGATTGTCGGTTGGTTGCCGCCGGTCGATGGGGTACCAGCTGGGATCGGCACAGTGTAGGTGAAGGGATAATCGTATGAGTTGTCGTAGAAACAAGCTGTTGCGATCTCGTAACCACGGCGCCAGCGGGACCAGGCCGACTCGCGGTTGACAGCATAAATCGAATCAGGAACCGAACCTTTTGAAAACTCGGTCGTGATTGGTTTTACGGGCCGAGGATCAAAAACCTCAGCCCGATTGAAATTACCAAAAGAGCTTCCACCCTTTTTGGCCACGATCAGAAGAATCCGCCTTGTGCGTAAATATGAGCACCTGGAATATAACCGGAAGTGTTGGGACCATCAGCAAAGACGCCAACGTAAATACGGTCGCCACGTTCCAGGTAAACGCCACGGTTGCGTAGAGGAGCGCCGTTACCAAGACCTGTGGTGTTACCAGCGGAAACAATCGGAGCGGCCATCTCAGGCATCACGTCCGAACAGTCGACACGCTGGGTATTGGCTGGGACTTGCTTAGCAAAGAGTACCTTGTAATCACCCGATGCCGGAATCGGAGTGGTGGTACCACGGGTCTGGTAGAACACAAAGGTGACTTCTGGCTGGTAGCCATAGTTCACACCGTTGTATGCAAAACCACTCGACGTACCACCAGAGTACAGAAGCTTGGTGTTAACACCGGTCAGAGTAGTGGTACCAGTGTAAGTGTAATAACCAAATCCACTAGCAGCAGGAGTGGTTACAACACCCGTGTCATAAACTAATACGACTTGACCGCTAGTAATAGAAATAACAGTCCCAGAAGTGCCGCTAGATACAACATAGTCCGCATCACGGTAATAGTCGTTACGGACAATGGTGATGGAATCAATCACACCACCATTGTTGTTATCAAGCTCCAGGGCAGCATCCATGTCCACCAAAATGGACGGAGCTTGACCACCTTGCACAAACAAAGTAGACGGCGTACCAACAGTCTGGGTCGTTACTCGAACCGAATCAAATAACGGACGATCAACGAGCAGTGGCTGCTTGTTAGTGGCAGTACTAGATATTGGACTAAACACCCTGTCTCTGCTATATTGACAGGGGCCTCCGAAAACTTCCCTTATTCTAATGGCACAAACAACTTTTCAGTGTTCTTGTTGTGGCGAGTTCTATGAACGAAAGGGAAATACTGCAGCATGGCATCGAAAACGCTTAAAAAAACGTGGTTATACTTTTTGTTCCAAAAACTGTGCCTCATTTAAACACGGTGGAAATCGAGATAGAACGCCAGAATATAGCTCATGGAATGCAATGAAAAATCGTTGCAATAATAAAAACCACAACGCTTATGACCGTTACGGAGGTCGTGGCATTAGTTACGATTCTCGTTGGGAAAATTTCAGTTTATTCCTTGAAGATATGGGTAAAAAATTGGATCCCAAAATGGAGCTAGAAAGAATAGATAACAATAAAAATTACTGCAAAGAAAACTGTCGATGGGCGACACACAAGGAGCAAACACGCAATAGAGGTGGCAAACGTGCTACCAGGCTTTACACGTTCGAAGGAAAAACAATGTGTATTGCAGATTGGGCAAAAGAAGTAGGCATTAGTCCGCAGTCTATGCAAAAAAGATTAAACAATGACTGGCCCTTGGAAAAAGCCTTTTCAAAAGAAAGGCATGATTCCAAGGGCTGCAAACAAATAAAACCAAAACAAATTGGTTTATTGTCCCAAAGTGGCAAAGCGAGTTAATGCTTTGGTGAAAGCATCAAACGGACCACTGGAAGGGGAAGGTGCAACTAAAGGTGCAAACAACTGCTGTGCCATTGACAACAACGCTGGATTTTGACCCGCAAGGTCTTGAGCCTTGGGTTTTGGCTTTGCTTGTTGTACAGGAGGTTGGGCAGCGACGTTGGTCGCACCAAAGATGTTGACACCTTTTTGATATGTGGTTGGATCCAGGGGATTGAAGTAGAAGTTGCTTCTACCTGGAACCGGTGTGTAATCAGTAGGTTTCCTGTTTCCGTAAGCGGCAACGCCACGGAACGATTGAGCACCTTTTGCTTTTTTGAACTCTTCACCAACAACGTTGGGATTGTTGACAATATCGCGGAGGCGTTTGAATTCCGCTTCTCCACCTAATACACGAGCTGCAAACGCTGGGTCTGCAAGCTGTTCCATTGAGTAATTGAAAACAGCTTCGTATTGACCAGGTGCTTTTGCGATGTTACGAATGTCAACACCGCCCCAATTACCTTTTAATCGACGTGCCAAAACGTTGGCTGCAACAGCAGCAACATCACGTCCTCCTTCGCCCCGGAAACCTTCCAGACCCGAAAGAACCGTAAGGGCATTAAGCTCTTCCGGTTTGAGATTAAAGAGTTGTTGTACGGTCCTTGGTGCCATGACTTCTGTCTCGTTATTCTCCTACCCAATTTGACTCTGCGCGGAGACCAGGAGTAAAGACAGCTTGCAGTGCAACAACAACGCTGAGTTTAGTGGCCAGGCGTTTGACAAAATTAGGGCAAAGAATCATGGTTTTAAAGCAACAACACTGGCCCCCGTGAATCAAAGATTCGTGTCCAGTTGGTTGGACTTACATGCAAAGCAATGCCAAGGATGTGATCAGCTAGAGAACTGAGCGTTCTTAAACATCTCAGCTAACTTGCGTGCCTTATCGGAACGGAAGTCGCCGCCTTCCACAGCGGTACCAATAGGTGTAATCGATCCGGTGTAAGAAAGATTACCGACTAAAGGTGTAGCTGTACCAAGAGGTGAGCCCTGGAAAGTTGGCTTGTTTGGAGCGATGGCTTGTTGGAATCGCTCAAACATAGCAGCTTGTTCCGTTGGGAAACCACCGCCAACGATCGGGGTCACACCTTCCAGACTCACAGGACGCACACCTTCGTACGTCACTGCACGCTGCTCAGGAGGAATGGGAGTCGGGCTGAGGGGGCGAGTCGTGTCAAACGGGAAGTTTGTCACAGGACCCATCTGACCGGCATTCAATTCATTTTGAATGACTTCATAACCGGACTGACCAGGCTTGACCTTTGCCGCAAGCTTTGGATTGGCCTTTGCCCACATTGCCATACCAATATCTTCTGCAGTCTGAACATCTTGTTCAGTTGCACCAGGCTTACGAGCCAGCGCTGCAGCACGCTCATAACGCTGAAGCTCAGGATCTTGCGCAGTCAACTGAGCAATACGAGACACTTCAGCCTGGAACTCACGCTCTGCCGCAGGAGATCCACCTCCAAGAGAGCCTCCGCTAGTTCCAACAGGACTAGAGCCTCTACGTGGTTTAGCAGCGTAAAGAAGACGGCCACTTACGGCATCGTAAGTATTGCCTTGTGCATCTTGATAACTTGGCTGAGTAGCTCGCTTATTATTTCCCCTTGCGTAACCAAAACCACCGCCCTGTGGATAATTAAGGCTGTCGGGAATAGTGCCCCAGGCTTGTCCTAATTTTTGCCTACCCGTGAGCTGAGGTTTAGCTTGTGGTTTATTCGTTAAAGCATTAATTCCGGCACCAATAGCAGTCATGCCAGCTGCAAGTCCTGCCTGCTGGAGAAGCGGAACGCCAACACGTCCAATGAGACTAGCGCCTTGTAAGGCTGGGCCAACGAATTGAAGCATAATTACCTCCAAACCTCATGTAAATAAAGACGAGAACCAACAGCTGTGTCGGCGGGACCAGGGAGTGCCTGGATGAATTCAGCGCCAGAGCGTTCGTAACGGTACCTGGCTTGGAACGGATCCTTGTAGTTAGGAACGTAAAGGATGCCGGCTAAACGGTTGGTTTCGTAGAGATAAATCTCGTCCCAAACCTTGAGGGCTTCTTTGGCGTTACTCGACCGGATCGTACGGTCAACGTCGCCAGCAATGCTCTCTAACCTGGTGGAAGGTGAAGTTGCTACTTCGGTTTTCTTTTCGGCCGTATCACAACGACCAATCTGAATAGCGATCTTGTCGTAGAAGTACGAGTCAGGGATCGTATTCATTGCTTCTTCCAGACGGGCATAGTCGCCCGCTGGCACGGAAACCGTGAAGTAGCCCAGGTGATACCGGACCCTACTTTTGTCAAAGTCGGATAACTGCACCGCTTATTTCCGTATGTTTTTAATTATAAAGGACCTGAATTAACCGGCCTTCTGCTGTTGTTTTGGATCCGTCAGAGGATTGGCCATTGCCCCTGTTGGGAACATTGTTAACAGCTGAGAGAACTTCTCAAACGGCGATTGCGCCTTTGCTGTTGATTGTTGAATCAACTGTTGCATTAACTGATTCTCAATATAAGAATTTAGTAAATCATCAAAAGCGTCACCGGTAACTTCTTCCTCTCCCTCTGCAGTTGTTGCAGTTGTTCCAGTTTGATCTTGCTGAACTTTACCCCGTGTTGTGGATGCTCCAGGTAATTCACTCAGGTGGAAGGTCTGCAGTTCATAAGGCCCTGTACGCAGGCTAGAAACATTACCAGCACCACCTCGGTTGGCATGAGTAGCAACTGAACCTTGCCCAAGAAAACGAAGCTGCGTACCTTCTGGAAAGCCACCATAATCTTCTCCCATGTGTTCACGCATGTCACCATGAACTGGATGTTTGCGCATCCCCATGGGGCTAGTTAAAGTAGCAGCTGGATTCAGAACAAAGTCATTACCTTGTTTTGAATACAGCGATTGCCAAGACTCTTGGTTTGGTAAACGAAATTGTAAATATTGACCAATATCAGAGCGTGCCTGAGATAACGGGAAGCGTTTCCCGTCTTTCATGACCTCCCAATGCGCATGAGGTGCCGTTGATGTTCCAGTGGAACCAATGCGTCCTAAGTAAAGGGAAGGGCCAGCCATATCTTTTTATTTTTAATTTTAAGACTAAAAAACCCCTGGTTTCCCAAGGGTCATTAGAAGGAGATGAGTATTAGACCCTGATTAAATCAGCTGCCAGTACGGCATCCCAATCAACACGTTTAATCTGCCTTAACTGTTCGAGATTGTTGAACCTTTCACCCGATAAGGACATCTGAAGATCTTTAATCTCTCGGGCTGTTTTCAATCCGATACCCTTAATATGATCAGCGATCATTTGGGCGGTAGCGCCATTGATGTTTAAACGGTGATCTGGGGGAAAAGTACGAGGTTCTTCCTGCGCCGCCTTATCTTTTACCTGAAGGGTTTTCACCTTCTTGGTAGCAGCTTCATCAGGTTCAACTTCATTCTTGTAAACGGTGAAAAGGCGACCGTCTTGGTCTTCGACCATAAACCAATCGCCGTTATCCCATTCGCTTACAACCTTGACTCGGGCACCTGTTTTTTTATGCTGATAAAGCATTGCCGGAAGGGTTGTCATAGGACCAGTATTACACTGGTCCTAGTTTAACTCAATCAGCTAACAGTGCGGCCGAGAAGGTAACCGTCGATGTCTTCGTAGCCAGGAGCTTCGTCAGGTTGCACGTAGCAGACTTCCACAACGAAGTAGCCGCTGCGGCCAGCGTTGGCATCGGCGCTAGAGATGTACCAACCGCCAGAAGTGCTGGTGCCGGTGGTGGTACCACGGGCGAACACTTTCAGGGTGGTGGAGCCAGTGATGCTCTTGTAGACGTTGGTAGCGGTCACGCCAGCAGCGCCGGTTGCAGTCAGGAAGGGGTTGGTGCTGTAAGCAGCCGAACCACCAGCGAAGAAGATTTCGCCAGCCTGAGAACCAGAGGTGGTGGAGGTCAGGTTTGCCTGGGCCACACCCTCAGCGTCGCCGGAAGCAGACACAGGACCGCTGGAATCGCGGCAGAAGGTGATCACGTTGCCGGTAGCAGCGTAGATACCGGAAGCAACGCGGCCGTCACCCCAGCCAGAAGCCACGGAAATGGTGGCGCGATACACATAAGCAGGCAGGGTTGCGCTACCAGAGATCACCATGCCGGTGATGTCGGGGCGGGTGTCGTCCTGGCGGTAAGGCGAAGGAACGATCACATTGCCGGTAGCGGCTGCACCAGCGCCAGAAGCGGTGGCAACAGCAACGTAACCGCGCTGCTGGAAGTAACGGTAGCCGGGGACGGCCAGCACAGAAGTGGGGCCGCCCTTGGAGGCATTATTGGTACCGTCATCGTTGGTATCAATGTTCTTGTACCAACCGTTCAGAGGCTCTGCCCAGTTACCTGGGAAGATCTTTTTAGCGGACAAATAGGTCATTTATCTTTTCCTATGTTGTGTTTTATTTGTTAATTATCAGACAGTACCGTCATCAGACACGAAGCTGAACGCGGTGGTCACGAAGTCCTTGTTCAGGATTTCGAAGCCGGCGTACAGTTGCCAGATCAGGATGATGAAACGGCTGAAGTCGTCGTTGTTGTTGATGAGCACCTGGGCGTTCGGACCACCGATACCCACAC